ACCAAATGCCGTGATCAGCGGTTCTAAGGTGGTGTAAATGGCATTCCAAACGGTCGTAATGACATTATGAATTGCCTGAAAAACCGTAGAAACCACGTTGTAAATGGCATTGAAAATCGTGCTAAAAAAGTTGTAGATTGCCGTAAAAATGGTGGTGAAGAAATCCCGAATCGCTGTAAATACGGTCGTTGCCACCGTCTGAATGGCAGTGACAATGGTAGTGAAAGTATTGGAAATGGATGTCCAGGTGTTGATGAAAAAGTCCCGGATTCCAGTAACGATTCCCATGAAGAAAGAAGCAATGCTGTTCCATGTGTCCACGAAAAATGTTTTGATGGAAGTCCAGACTTCGTTCCAGCTTGTTCCGAACCACCCCAGCACCACATCTGCAATGCCTTTCAGGGTATTCATGATATTGCGGAACGTGTTGACAACGAAATTCCAGATAGACGTAAAAATACCCTTGATTCCATTCCAGCACTGCTCCCAGTCACCAGTAAACAGACCAATCAATACATCAAGTGAATTTAAGAGAATATCTGCAAATCCAGAGAAAATATTGGAGATGTTTTGAAAAACGCCTTCAAAAATAGGAGCCAGCAGATTGCACAGCCCGTCCCATGCAGCTTTCAGCACATCGGTGAAACTCTCAAAGTCGAATTCCAGAGCGTTTAACCGGTCAGTGATGCCCTGTGTCAATCCGGTAAAGGTGCTTTTGATTTGCTCCCAGATGGCGATGATGTTGCTTTTGAATTCGTCATTGGTTTTCCAGAGATGCACAAAGGCAGCCACCAGAGCGGCAACAGCTGCGATAATGGCGAGCAGCGGCCCTAGTGACACGCCTAACGCTCCGGTAATGGCTCCGATGCCACCTTGCACAGCAGAGAAAAGGGCAGGCAGTTTGGATACTGCGGAAAAGACGGTCCCCACGCTGGAAATGGTCTTTCCAAGCACCACCAGCATCGGCCCCAGAGCAGCAGCCACCAGTGCAATTTTCGCAATGGTTTCTTTTGTCTGTGGGTCTAATTGGTTCAGCTTGTCCACCAGTTCCTGAATGCGGGAAACAATGGAGCGAATGGTGGGCATCAGGATGTCAGAAAAGGAGATCGCCAACTCTTCCAGCTGGGACTTCAAGATGGTCACTTGTCCGGCAAGGTTATCCTGCATGACCGCTGCCATTTTTTCGGTCGTGCCATTGTAGCCGTCTACCGTATCAGAGCAAGTGTCAATGGCATTGGACAGCTTTTCAAAATCCGCCGGGGAACCGTTGATGATTGCCAGCATACCGGACATGGCCTCTTTGCCAAACAACGATGCAGCCGCCTGTGCCTGTTCTGCCTCAGACAATCCGCCCAATTTCTGTCGGAGTTGTTCCATAAGTTCCCGCAGAGAATACATCTTGCCAGAACTATCCGTCAGAGAAATGCCGTACTGTTCCATGGCAGATGCCACCGTGTCTGTTGGCTTTGCCAGATTGGTAATGGCGGAACGCAGTGCTGTACCAGCCTGTGAGGATTTGATACCGGCGTTTGCCATCAGTCCGATGGCGATGGCAGAGTCTTCAGCAGAGTATCCCAAGGAGCCCAGTACCGGAGCAGCATACTTGAAAGTTTCACCCATCATGCTGACGTTGGTATTGGCGTTGGAACTTGCGGCTGCCAGAATATCCGCAAAGTGTCCGCTGTCCGAAGCAGACAAACCGAAAGCAGTCAGAGCATCCGTGACAATGTCCGAAGTAGATGCCAAGTCCTCACCACTGGCGGCAGCAAGGTTCATAATGCCTTCGATACCGCTGAGCATATCGTTGGTTTTCCAGCCTGCCATCGCCATGTAGTTCATGGCTTCCGCAGCTTCACTCGCTGAAAATTTTGTTTTGCTGCCCATTTCACGTGCTTTTTCCCGGAGAGCATCCATCTCTGAACCGGTCGCCCCCGAAACAGCTGCCACCTTTGACATGGCAGAATCGAAATCCGCACCAGTTTTTACGGCAATGGTTCCTAGAGCCGTGACACCAGCTGTGACCGGTAACAGTTTCTGTCCCACACCGGAGATCTTGTCCCCGGCGGATTGCAGTGTTTCTCCCAGAACACCCATCTTTTCCAAGGCGGTGTGAGAATTGTTTGCTTCTGTGGTCAGGCGTTTCAGTTCGTTTTCGGTTTCGATGATCTCACGCTGCAAAGCATCATACTGCTGCTGGGAAATTTCGCCGTTTGCAAGAGCGGTGTTTGCCTGTTCTGCGGCAGTTTTCAGCACTTCCAACTTTTCCTTGGTGGCAGACACCGCATCTGCCAGCAGCTTGTGTTTTTGAGATAGGAGTTCCGTGTTAGTCGGATCGAGTTTCAGCAGTTTCTGGACATCTTTCAGCTGCGTCTGCGTGCCCTTGATGTCCTTGTTGACACCTTCCAGTGCCTTGGACAGCTTGGTGGTATCACCGCCGATTTCTACGGTAATGCCTTTGATGCGGTTTGCCATGCGGTTTCACCTCCTCCGTGAGGGCATGAAAAAAGCACCTGCCGAAGCAAGTGCAAATCATATCACTTATTTCTATGATTGAATTTTTTCTTTTGTTTCTTTTATGAGTTGGCTTAAAGTGATTTTAGCAAGTTCATTTTCCATTGCCGTTTGTATATTATCCAGTTTGCTGTCCAGTACACGGTGAACATTTCTTCCTACCGGACAATTTGAATTTGGATTTTCATGAAAATGAAAAAGAGCTTCTTCTTTTTCAACTGCCTTGAATACATCAAGCATTGTGATTTCATCAGGAGATTTTGCCAATGACGCACCGCCAATCCCAGCTTTAATTTCAACAATTCCAGCCGATGAAAGTAATCCTAATATATTTCTGACAATGACAGGATTCACATTGATGCTTCCGGCAAGAAAGTTTGAAGTAACCTTATAGTCATCTTTGAAAATCTCTATACATAATAAAATATGTGTTGCTATTGTTAATCGAGATGAAAATTGCATATTTGTTCCTCCATGTAATTTATACTTTTATTTTAGCACAATTTAGTTGTAATGTCAACTATTACAATAAAGTAAGTGAGAAATTGTGCAAATATACAAAATGCCGTTGTAACCATTGACATTACAACAAAAATGTGATAGAATTTAGCTGTAATCAAACAGGTTACAACAATTAAATTTTCGGAGGTAACGATAATGAATAATTTTACAAAGGTAAGTGTCGCACAGGATGCAAGAACAGAACTTCACGATAAGCTTTCTCTTACAGGTGCTGAAATCAGCGTGAACAACCTTCCGGCAGGTGCTGGTGTTCCGTTTGTTCATTCACACAAGAAGAATGAAGAAATCTACATCATTCTTTCAGGCAAAGGTAAGGCTGTTATTGATGATGAAACTGTTGAATTAAATGCGGGAGATTTTATGAGAATTGCTCCGTCAGCAAAAAGACAGTTCTTTGCAGGGGACGATTCTGCAATCAGTTTTGTATGTATTCAAGTTAAGGAAAACTCTCTTGAAGGATACACAGCAGATGATGCTGTAATTGCTGAATAAAATCAAAACGCATCAAAATCCGCCTGCCCAGCAACCTCATGCCAGCCGTCATATTCGTCATTCTCCCGTTCGGTGAACATATCATTCACCAGACCAATGGTCAAAAAATCCAAATCGCCCATTGACAAACCAAGCTGAACGCACCGCAACAAAAACAGTGGTGTGGTCATCGGTCGGTCAATCGGGCGATGTTTTTTTTAGACTTGACCTGTGTTTCTACATTCAAACCCCAGAGGTCGATCAGCTGCGGCAAGATCTCATAAATGCTGAATGTGTTAAACTGCTCCAGCCACTCGTCCGGAGAAGCCGGAACGGCTGGGTCAGCGTGTTTTGCCATGATGTAGGCGATGTTCTCAAATACCTCAAGGCTTTCAATATCCAGTGCGGAAGATTTCTCTGTATTTTCTCCCACAGACTTTTGCAGTGCTGCAAAGTCCTGATAAATATCTCTGCGGAATTTCAAGCGATACAGTCTGGGAACTGCCGCACTTGCCTTAAACGGCACATCAATACCATCAATGGTGATGTTCTTCTGAATTGCCATGCTGCACCCTCCTTACGCTTTCACAGATGCTGCGGATGCTTTACCACTCTGTACAGCGGCAGCCAGATTGGGCATATATACCGCCTTGTACCAGTTCTCATAAACCTCGGCATCCGTTTTCTCACAGGTTTTAGTTTTTACCAAACCACTGTTCAACGCTGTTGCGGTCAAAGACAGCGTTTCTGTTTTAACTTCCTTTTCGTCCTCAATGGTGCTGGATTCTGTTGCCGGACGAGAGGCAGAGCAGCAGAACAGACAGTGCCGAATTTTATTCTTATCGCCGCTGAATTCAAACAACAGGGCAAACTGCGATACTTCTGCGGTATTGGTTTCCGTGAGAACGCCCTTTTCATCCAATTTTTCACCGAGAATGTCTGTCGCAAACTCAAGCGGAACCAATGCGATTTCAAGATCGCCGGTGTAACCAGAGTTATTGTTGATCACATA